TACTAAAGCATTCCCATCATTATCTACAGTTGGTGCAGATGATTTAGCTCCTAAGTATCTGTCGTCAAAGGAGTCATAAGAGGCTGCTGCTGCTGTTTCACTAGCTGCTGCTGCTGTTTCACTAGCTGCTGCTGCTGTAGCTGATGTTGAAGCCTGTGCAACACGAGTATCAATCGTAACGCTATCCCCTGCAGATCCATCATAAAATGTATTTCTTGGCATAATTTCTCCTAAATTGCAGATGAACTAAAATGATGAGTAAATATACCACCCTTCAAGTCCGCTCTCTTTTCTTTCTCATTTAATCCTGTAACTTTCCTAGCTGTCAATTCATTAAACTTATTTTCCATCTCTATATCACCTATAAATGAAGAACCTACCGTACAAGCAGCATATAATATAGTCTCGTACTCTGTTCCTAAAATCCAAGGAATAGTTTCTACATTTGCTGTTCCAGTTCCTGAGCCAACACTAGTTGCTTTAAATATAACGCCTACTGTATTGGATGCAGCTCCGTCACCTACAAAATTTGTATTACCTAAAGTTAGAATAGTGTAGTATTTTCCAACAACAAAATCTCCTGCTGTTGTTGCTGTAGATGAGTAAGTTCCTACCATATCATCTGCTTTATAGAATTTTAAAGTATATTCACCTACAGCACTTTGTTTTCCATTTAAATCAGTCAATAGAAAATTACCCAGTTCTCTAGTATAAGCATGTTTAATTTTATTATTATTAAATGCTCTAGAATCTATCCTTTTTAAGACAATATCATCATCTTTGTCAGAATCAGTCCAAGTTCCTGAAGCTGCTGTACACAATGCACGAGTCGTATTAGTTGATGGTGCTACTGAACAAGTTCCACCTTGAACATATTTTAATTCTATAACCTCCAAAAATCCTTCTGGGATTGTTATACTTGAATTTGCAGCCACAACTGAGAAACCATTTAAAGCCTCTAAAGTTGGTATTCTCAATTCATCATATATTCTTGCTTCACCTATCTCAATAAATTGATCTATTTGAGCATCGGTTAGATCTGATCTATTCAGCCAATCGGCTACGCCAGTTCTCAAAGTAACTTGGTCTTGTATTGATGCCATATTATCTCCTAATTACACTATTAATCATACTACTCGTCAACAAGTTAGGGTAATATGCTTTTATTATTTTTGCTATCTTTGATAATGTATCTTGATCATTATCGGGTGAATGGACATTTAATCCAAATTTATTAAGTATATCTACAGAAACTATATCGGGAACTATTGCCAAACTTCGATAATTAGTTTTCTTATCAGAAAATGTATCTCTACTTACAGATCTAGATTTTTTTGCATAATCTAAGTAAGCATTTACCTCTTGTTCAGCTATATACCCACCATTAAGTCCATAGTCATATTTAATAAATTCCATCTTTTTCCTCACTCGAATAAAAAAAAGGGGATCCATAAAGGACCCCCTTATTGGTATTTAATTTCTAATAATTAAGAAACTATTACCCCTAGTCCTGAAATCATTCCAGAACCAGACGGATTGCGACACTCAAGAGTAGTCTCTTCAACCATCATACCTACTGTAGAGTCACCTTTCTGACCTACATCTGTTGTATGAAGAGCACGCAAGTTAGCCATAGCCCACCAAGATGGGTCATAGACTAAAACGTCAGTGGTACCACCAACTCCATCAGAGATGTCTACGCTAGTAGCTAGACCCTGAATGTAGTTAGGAACTACTTTTACTATACCGAAATCTGACTCATAAAGTTCAACAGATTGTCTAAGTGAACCTATTTCGTCAATATTACGTCTAACATTACTAACTGCTTGAGCTAAAGATGAGAAAGAACGCTTATTGCTTGGAGACATCATTAGTACTGTTGCCTTTCCACCTTCTTCGTAAACTTTCTGCATTACTTCATCAACATCTGATAGAGCCAGCGTATGAGTACCTGCTGTAGGTGCTGTGTGGGCAGTTGCCCCATTACCACCAGCTGCAGCTTGAAACGCTGGAGTACCTGCGGAGGCATCCCAGTTATGGTCTTTAGGAATCCAAGATTGGACTCCACCCATGGTACGCCCAGTATTATCAGGAACCGCATCAGCTACTCCTGAACCAGATGTAACTTGTCTAGAGCCAACTAACGCATGCTCTAGATCTCGTTTGAGCTCAGTACCCTTCTTCTTCATTTGATAAGCAAATTCAGAATTACGACCTGCCTTAGAAACTGAATCCAAAGTCTTTGAGACCTTAATCTCTTTGACAAGGATTTGAGAATAGTTTCCTAGCCTAGTTGTTGAGCTTGGTGTATCTGCGGCAGTGTAATCGAGACCTTCAGCTTTAGCATTTGCTGCTGGTGCTGCTAACTCATCGGTTTGCCACTCATGGAACACAGAAGTTGCCTTCTTAGTGCCAATAGATGATAGAAAGGGAGTTTCATCCCTCGTTATCATCGATATAAAGGATGCGAGGTCTTCTCTTTTACCTTTCGTATCCTCGGATTTAAAAATTGCCATTTTTGATCCTTTTTAAAAATATTAAATTAAAAAGAAAAAGTATTACTTCAACATGCCTTCTACTATAGACCCCAGAAATTCATCCTGTTGATTTTCAGTAGATCCACCTTTCAGTACCTTCTCTCGAAGTTTATCAGCTTTTTCTTTTGCCTTTGCATTTTTGTTAACAGATTTAGTAGCCTTGACACTTTTAACAGGAGCCTTCTTACGTTTATTAACGGCAGATTTTTTACCATCCTTAAGAATTTTGTAATCATACATTAGTGCGATTACATCAGGATCAACTACTTCAGCAAAATCAGGTAGTCCTAGGTCTCTTACAGCCCAGTTTACAACCTCGTCATAGGATTTCTCCCATCCCGGTATTTTACTATTTAATTGTTCCACTGCTTGTTCTTTATAAGCTTGTAGATTGGCATTATAAGTATTTTCTTGTTCTTCATATGCTTGTTTTTCAAGATTAGAAGCTTCAGACTTAGAATCTGCAATCTCTTTTGCCTTGACTCTTCGTGCTTCTTGCCATTTAGGCAATTCGTACATTTCATCATCGGCAATTAGCTGTTGAATCTTCCTGTCATATGCCGCTAGCTGTCTTTCGTCAGCATCTACGGCAACGCTAAGGAGTTTAGCATTTTGCTCTTTAAGGGCAGTTGTTTCCTGTGCTAGTGTTTGAGCTATTTTAAGCTGTTGACTTGCATCTATGGACTTTTTATTGGCGTGAGCTGCTGTCTGATAGCCACGGATCAACTCTTGCATAGTAACCTCAGATTCTTCACCATCAATTTTAACTGGTACTAAGTAATCTAAGTCTAATTCAGACTCTCCCTCTGAATCAGTATCAGGTAGGTCTTCACCATCATCTTCTGATTCTTCTGCTTCTTCTTCCTGCTCATCTCCCTCTAGTTCTTCAGTCTCGTCTACTTCGGCATCGTCACCTTCCTTTGTAGCTTCCTCTGTGTCATCCACGTCTTGCTGGGGTAGGTCTTCTTCTTCTTCGAAAAAGTCATCCGCAAGGGCACCTAACATTTCATCTTCAGATAAACCTTCGTTCACATCCAATTGGGTAGTTTCTTTTGGCATTTTATCAATCCTCCAAGATTAATTTTATTTTTTAGCCTTGGTCGTAACCTTGGCTGTTTTAAGTTTCTCCTCTAAACGGTCAATGACCATTTGTAAGGCATTTAATTGTTCACATAGTTGTCTAACCATGAAACCTCCACGAGAGGGTCTTATTTCTCTCATTATATTTGTCTCTTGCATCTTGTAGATTTCAAGGTCATTTTCTAGTATACCTCTTTCTTCACTTGTCACTGGATTCCTCCTTTTCCTTATTAAACGCAACATTGTCACCTAAAGTGGCGACAGCCTCTATTTGTTTCCTAACATCAGTGAGAGCTACGATTGTATTATATAATCTTTCTCGTAGATCCCCTTGCTGTGGCTCTGTATTAGCCCACATATTTTGGTAATTAGTCCGAACCAGACTAAACATCTCATCAAAAGCTTTATTTTCTATAATAAGTTTTGCATGTTGACCTAGTTCAACTGTATCCATTCCATCCTCCTATTAATTCTTTTAACCAATTTTAGTTGGTTCTCCAAGTGCAAGTTCTAATTGCATTTCAGCAGCATCTTTACTTTTCTGGTACTCAAACTTCTCTCTATCTAGTTCCATATCAGCTTGTTTCTTCTGAATGTCAGCCATTTGTTTCTGAAGAGTAAGTAGTATCTTTTGCTGCTCCATTTGCTCATCTTTACCAGCTTGTTCTTGCTCTTGTTGTGCTTCTTGCATTGCAGCTTGAGCTTGCTGTTGACCTTGTGGTGTATCGGGGTCAACAATGAAATCTACCCAGTTGTCAATACCCATAGACTCTAACAATTGTCTTGCTATTGTAAATGGAGCTTTTGGATTTATCATCCCCTTAGATTCCTTAGCTTGATATAACATAGGCATCACTTGTTGTGCCATCATCATCATATTTTCTTGAGTGTTGGCAGAACTATTAGCTCCAACATCAATGTCAACTGTGAGACTTTCCAATGGCATTAGAGATTCAGGTGTTATATTATAATAACTATAATCTCTTAGTATCGATTCTGAATTGTCTAGTATTAGGTCATATACGCCCTTACATAGATCTTTAAATCCAGTTTCAGCAAATCTGCGTGCAACATACGCTATACGTTTTTGTGCCGCTTGCTCTACCATTGCAATCTTACCAGCAGAGTTTCCAGAATCAAATAACTTTTCGTTAATCCCTTGAGCCGCTCTGGTCATACCAGTAGCCATCTCTTTTTCGGTATTCATAAACTCTAACAGAGAAAAAGTAGACGGTGCCAATTGGGCTGGGACTAACATATGTACAGAAGACATCGGAGATCCATTAGTTGGAATAATCTGATGTGGTTCTGGACTCTGTAGTGCTCTAAAGTCTACTGTATTGGGATCTGCCAATGTTCTGCCATAATTGGACAAATAAACATTTTCGATCATACCTCTAGTTATAGTTGTCTTAATCTCAGTTGCACTTTTAGTCGCATCTGCTATTGACATCCCATAAAAAGAATAGGGTATTTCAATTGGATTCAAAGATGCTAGAGGTATAGTATCCGAATACTCTTCTAGCAATATTTCCTCCCCAACCGTTATAAATCTCTTTAATTCAGCTACACCGTCACCATCTCTGTCAATTCTAATCCAAGACTCTGTGACAACGACCTCTCTATTAGCAGCTCCCATGAAATCATCGGAGTAATTCTGTTGTATTTCATTAATCGACTGTCTTACAGACGACTCGTAGTCTTGATTAAAAGAACTAGCTTCAGTACTCTCACCAATATCATCATCAACATCAAAACCCATCTGTCTAAGATCAGATAATGACATCTCTGTCTGTATACCAATAAAGGTTGCACTTGGGATATCTATGGCACCCCTGTTAATCATAAAAGACTCAGGTGGTATATTCTCAAGAGATACTCTGGATTTATCAACTTCTTTTCTTATAGAAACATATTCATAAAACCCTTCGGCATTTTCAGACTCTTGATCAAATCCTTCTCCAACTCTCATTTCCACTATCTCTGCATCACCCTCTAATAAGAGAGCGTCTACTTCAAGTACACTTATGTTCTCATACTCCTCTACTTTGGTCTCTTCTATTTCCTCCCACTTCCACCTTATAATTGCATTTTTAAACAATAAAGCTGCTTTAATCCAAGTATTAAGGTCTACCCAACCATTGTTCTTACTAAAAATACAATGATTCGTCAATTCAGAGGCAAGACCTGCCGCTACTGTTTGACTGGGGTCTGATGGATTGAATTTTGCAATCTTACGATTAGACAACATTAGTTCAGATATAACAGCTAAATAAGAATCTACAATCTCCATAGTATCTGAAGTTACTACTTTAGACACCCCCTGAGGATATAGATTTCCTTTAGGTTGTTGTGTATAATAGTTTATAGCCGCCTCTCTTTGCTCTTGTAGCTCAGAACCGGACGTAAAACTACCTACTGCCTGTTGAATAGCATCATTTATAATACTTGTGATTTCTTCATCAGTTACTCTTTTGTTTTTCTTAGCCATAATTAAATCCAATTAGTTTGTCTTTCAGGAATAAATACACTTTCAAATCCGACCCTGTCTGTACTAAGTCTATGTTGATGTGTTCTATAAACTTCCGCAGCAATTGCAAGAGCCATCACTGTATCATCTGTACCCCCTCTAGATGCAGAGGTTTTACCCTTATCATCTGATACATAATCTTTCAACTCTTCTACTACTTCAGAAGACCATACAGCAATATCATCACTATCTATCCAATTTTTTAAGTTAGATATTATAGCTGGTTTAGAAGCACTTGTAGTCCTAAAACCCAACCTTATACCATCATCATCTGTTAAATTAGCAATTTGAGTTTGATAATATAAGTTGACATATTTCATCTCTTTAAGTTTCTGTAGAGTAGAAACACCCATAGAGTTAGACTCTACAGCAAGAAGAGCATTATTATAATATCTTCCTAAATAAAACAAATCTCTACCAAATATAGCTGGATCAACATGGTTATCTCTATAAACAGCAACCATCTCTCTATCTGTATTCAGAACAATTGCTGCTGAATAATCTTGTCCAACTCCTAGTGCCACATCGGCACCAATAATAAATTTTTCATCAAATCCGGGAGGCTTCCATATAGATAAGTTTCCTTCCCTATGATCCTCCCAAGTAGACATAGATGAATCAAACTCCCTACGGGACTCTGGTCCTTTAATTTTAAGTTTATTCAATTTATCTATATTAAATACATTCTTACCTGATACTACAAAAGCCTCTTCAGCTGTAGAAGGGTACTCTTGTTGAAATTTAGATTCCCCTCCCTCACCTATCTTCATCCTACGCCACCACAATTGACCATCATTAAGGTCATATGTTTTAGACAATTCTTCCTCTTCTATGGTTCTCTGAAAGTTATCAGGGGGGTCCATAGTATACTCTGGTGTCATAAACCAAGGTAAGAATATAGGTATATAATCGTTTTCACCTCTTTCAGCTGCTTTCCACATTCTATAAAAAGCACCAGTGGCACCATTAGCTGTGGATTCTAAAATTATCTCTGTACCATCAGCAGATGACACTCCCTGAAATAATCCAGCTAGAATTTTCTCATCACTCTGCCAAAAAGAACACTCAGAGCAGTGTAGTATAGTAGGTGTAGTCCCTCTTCCTGCCTCAGGAGACCCTGCTGTATAAAGTCTAAATCCAGAGTCATTGTGTGCAAATTTAACCTCTTTTGCATTTGACCTAATTAGACTTGGTTTAAAATCACTAGACATTCTATCTATAAATTGCTTAGACATAGTAAACAGAGCATCTGATGTTG